GTCGACCCGCTCGGGCAAGTCTCGGTGTCGGGATCGTTCCCGACCAAGAAAGCACCCGAACCGGACAGCGCGAAGTGAAGACCAAGGACCTCCTGCTTTTGGTGGCGTTGCTATTCGTCGCGAACAACTGGGGGACCTTTGCGCTTGCCTCTAACATTGACTGGGACGAGCTGCAAAAGGCCGCCACGGCGGGCGGGTCGAATGTCGGGGCCTTGCTGGTCTGGGCATTGCTGAACCGCAAGCAGGAGAACTAAACCGATGCGTGAAAGCCTGGCCCGTCATTCTCTTTGCATGTCTCGTGTGGGTCGTCGCCCTGCTAATTTCTTACTGTATACACCTTGTTAGATGAACGGAAAAAGCGAATGGATTTCAAAAAACTGGTGGCAACTGGTCTGCTTTCTGGGGCTATTGCTCGGTGTGTATGGTAGCTACAAAGAGACCCAGGCTAGCATCAAGGCCCTTGCGGTGGCGCTGGAGGTTCACGGGGAAAAACCATTTCACGACGGGATGTCCGCCACCAACGAAAAGCTGGTCCGCTTGCAGGTCACGGTGGAGAACTTGCGCGCCGACATCGCCGACCTAGAAAAAAAAATAATGCCTTGAAAAACGAGGGGTGTGAATTTCTAGTTTTTTACTAAAAATGGGATTCGAAAACGTCGGCAAAGTTTGGGACCTCCCCGGGTTCAAGCAATTCATCCGGGGGCAAGACCTTTCCTGGGCAAAGGGCATCACCCTCCACCACACCGCCGCTCCGACTTTGCAGCAGCGGCCGGAGGGATTCCGCGTTCAGCATATTCGCAACATTGCCAGCTATTACCGCGACCAGCTCGGGTGGAGTAGCGGGCCGCACCTGTTCGTTGACGAGGACCAGGTTTTCGGGATGTCCACGCTCGAGCGCCGCGGGGTCCATGCCCGCAGCTTCAACGCCACCCACATCGGGATCGAGGTGCTCGGCAACTACGACCACGAGCGGCCCGAGGAGGGCCGGGGCCTGAACTGCTGGCGGATGGCGGCGCAGGCGGTGGGGGCTATCCTGGACCGCACCGGGCTAACCCCGGAAAGCGTCAATTTTCACCGGGACGATCCCCGGACCAGCAAGACGTGTCCGGGAAAACTGGTTAGCCGCGCAATGGTCCTGGGGCTTATCCCGACGCGTGGGGACCGGGAGGACGACCCGGCAACGGGGGAGGGGATTGAAAAGCGCCTCGCCGCGATCGAGTGGCAGATAGGGCAGATTCGGCGGGAGCTCTCCTAGCCGTTTCCGCTAACAAAAATTGCGGTAAAAGGGCGTTGGCCCTTAGCCAGTTACGGGGAAAATGCGCGAAAGGCGCGCTTTTGCGTTGACGGTAAAGCGGCGCTTGGGGTAGCCTCTCCCCGATGAATACAAAAAACAACAAGCCAGTTATCACGCTGAAATCAATCAAGGTCCATCACGGCCTTTCACAAGAAACCCACGCTTATACCGCCACTATCTACGTGGACGGAAAACGGTTCGGAACGGTAGAAAATGCGGGGCATGGCGGATGCGATAACGTCCATCCCGATTCCCGCAAGTATTCGGACGTTCGCGAATTGGACAACCGAATCAAGGCAACCTACCCGAAACGCAAGAGCGAATACTTTCCCGAGGGCAGGGAGGAGGATCTTGAGGCGCTTTGTTGCGACTTGGTGAATACTCACAACGTCAGGAAAGAATTCCGCCGCCTTATGGGGCGCAAATTGGTTGCCCGTAAAAATGGGACTTCCGAAATCTACGAATGGAACCTCAAGCGTAAGCCCATCGCGCCCGACTTCTCGAAATGGGCGGAGCGGTTTGGGGACGATTACACCCTTTTGAACACGATGCCGCCCGATAAGGCGCTTGAAATCTTTCGCGGCGAAAGCGCCACCGTCTAGTATGAGCATAAGGACTGGGGAAACCAAAAACCCTCGGGGCCGACCCCGCGTTGACGACCCGCGCGTGCCGGTCCCGTTCCGCATCAAGGAGTCGCTAATCAAAAAACTGCGCCGCCTCGGGCGGGAGAAGCTGGAGCGGTGGATTAGGAGGGCGAAACCGTAATGGAAGACGTTGCAGCAGCCGAATCTTTGTTGACCGTGTTCCGGGACGCGGGCGTCAAAAACGTCGCGTCGATCGGCACCCTGCTAAGACTCTGGCACGGTCCCGCCACGATTACGGAGCTGGCGGGTGCTACCGACCGTAGCGCCGCGAACATGACGGGGGTTCGCGACCGCTTGGCGGAAAAGGGTTTGGTAGGGGATACCCGCGGCGGGGAGGACCGGCGCCTGGTCATGGTGTCGCTGACGCAAGCGGGGTTTGACTTGGTAACGAAGGCGCTCAAGGCCGCGGAGGCGGCGCGGGAACAGGGGGTGGTGGCGTGAAACTCCTCAACCTCGCGACCTGGTTCGTGTTCGTCGCGGTGCTCGGCGCGGCGCTGCTTTCCCTCCCGGTCTGGGCGTTCGTGCTCGCCGCGCCGCTTTACGCGGTGGCAACCATCCTTTCCGGGTTCGGGTTGATCGACACTCTTTGCTCGCCTGGTGGCAGCGGTGCCCGGCGGGGCGGCCCACGGGGGACTCGCAAGGCACCCCGGGACATCACCGCCCCGTCGGGTTTAATTTCTGAGGATGCGTTGTGTGAAGGGGGCGGGGCGGATGGGGTGGAGGGGTCCCATATGGGTTCTCCCCTCCGCCTCGTCCCCGACAACGCGCTCCGGCAGCCGGATCAACCGAGCCGCCCGTGCGAGATTCACGCCCGGCCCGACCCGGATTGCCCGTTTTGCCGGTTCATGGACGAGCCGATTGAGATTGGGCCCGAGTTCCGGTCAGTAACCGGGATCGGGCAAGTAGTTTTACCGAAATGAAACCGACCGATAAAGAAGTTGCCGAGGCGATGCAATGGCTGCGCCAATCCGCGGATGAGGGGAAGGAGTTTGTAGTAGAGCAAGCCCCGTTATATGTTCAGGAGCTAATCGCCTATTCTGTCATCACGCATGGTGGCGGAATATTAATTGGGATTGTTTTGGCAGCTATCTTGGCATGGGTTTGCCTGAAATGCTTTGGCCCTTGGTTAGAAAAGGCAAGCATTGATGCGGAACCCGCGATTCTAATCGGCGGGACTATTTCGGGGATTCTTTCGGTCATTTTCTTGATGCTGGTGGTTTTTGGGTTTGCTCCAAATTTGGCTAAGGCGGTGTTCGCGCCGCGGGTTCTAGTCGTGGAAAAACTAATGGGGAACAGCGACTAATGGACGAGGCATTTGACAAGTGGCTAAAGGAGGAGTGGCCCGGACTGGTGGATTCCGAAATTCCAAAACGGGCCGCCCAACGTCTTACTCTCTACGAGGCCTTCCTTGCCGGCGCGGGGTGGGGCATTGAAACCACCGGGAACCGGGTGCTAACGAAAATCAAGGGGGCGGGACAATGAGCGAGGAGCTAGAAGCTCATGTTGACAGAACGAGGATGTTCGTGTGGGACTGTTTAAAGAAGCTAGGAGGAGTAGTCGTTCACAGACCCCGGCGCAACGGGAGTCAAGGACTGATATGAGAACAACAGACAAACCACCCACTGACGACGTGGACGAAATCATCCAGGAATCAAACGACGGACGCGAGATCACGCGCATGGAAACCGCCGGGGAGGGGATCGTGATTGCCGGGGCGCTGATTACTCCCGCCTCGCTCAAGGAACTCGAAGTGGACAAGGTGCGGGAACTCCTCCACATGCGCCGCGAGGAGGAAGACCGGCAGGCACAGCGCCAGTTCAAGTCCGACCTCGCCGCGTTTCAGGCCGAAATGCCGCCGATCCACAAGGGCCGCGACGTTCAGGACCGCTACCAATACGCCGCATTCGAGGATATTTGGAAAGTGGCGCGCCCGATCCTCGCCCGCCACGGGTTCGCGGTCGGCTTCAGCCAGTCCGAGGATGAGAAGAATTTGACCGTCAAGTGCCACCTCCACCACAGCAGCGGACATACCGAAACCGTCCCGTTTACCCTCCCGAAACTCGATCCTATCCGCAGCAACGCGGGGCGCGACGTAACGAACAAGGCGCAGGCGCTGGGATCAACCAACAGCTACGCCAAACGCTATTGCTTTTGCAACGCGCTCAATATTGTCGTGACCTCGGAGGACGACGACGGCGACGCTGCCGGCACGCCAACCGTGAGCGAACAGGAAGCGCTCGAAATGCACGAACTCTTGGACCAGGTTGACGCCGACACCAAGCGGCGCTGCCTCGAATACGGCGGGGTCAGTTCCCCGGATGACTACCCGGTCCGGCTTTACCCGGACGCGATGCGGGGGCTGCGGACTACGATCAAGAAACAGGGGGAGAAATGATAGCCTTGATCCAGAAAGCCCCCGCGAAATCTCTCTCGACAGGGGCCTATCACTTACGCCAAAGTGGCGTTGAAATGAGTGATAGAGCGAGAGAATCGCAGACGGTTGATGGTGTCAAGGTGTATCCGATTCCTGAATGGGAGGGGATGTATTCGGTTAGCAAGTGTGGGAAGGTTTTTAGCTGGGGGTCCTGGGTCAGCAACCAAGCGGGCGAAACAAAGAAGAGGCGCAAGCCCCGCTGGTTGAAACCCTACGACAACCAGGGCTATAAGCAGGTGGACTTGGGGAGTAGTCCTCGCTTCAGTGTGAAAGTCCACAGACTGATGGCGGCTGTTTTCTTGTCGGCGTCTAGCAAGGATTTAGTCGATCACAAGAATCGCAATAGGTCCGATAACCGCCTGGAAAATCTACGGCTGGCCGACGCGAAAGGGAACGCAAGGAATCGATCGACTCCCGCAAACAATACGTCCGGGTTCAAGGGGGTTTGCTGGTATCCGCGATACTCTAAGTGGGTTGCCCAGATCACGCTAAACGGCAAGCGCACTTGTCTCGGGTATTTTCATTCAAAGAGCGATGCCGCAAAAGCGTATCGTGCTGCTGCTGATCAACACTACAAAGAGTTTGCCTCGTGAAAATTATTGACTGTGTTCAAGGCGATTCGACGTGGTGGCGCGAGCGGTCTGGGCGACCAACTGCCTCGGACTTCGGGCGGATCATCACCCCCGCGACCGGCAAACTCGCCGCGGGGCGGGACGGCTACCAGGCCGAGCTAATCGCCGAAAGTCTGGGCTGGCGCAAGACCGAGTTTCTCGGGTCGCCAGATTTAGAACGAGGGAAGATCATGGAGAAGGAGGCGCGCCGCTGGCTAGCAATGGAACTCGGCGAGGACATCCGGGAAGTCGGTTTCTGCCTTTCGGACTGCGGTCGCTACGGGGCGAGCCCGGACGGGCTGCTTGCGGACGGAACGCCAGTGGAGATCAAGGCTCCCGACATCCACACCATTATTCGCTGGAAAATGTCGGGCGAACTCCCGCGCGAACACAAAGCCCAGGCCCACGGGCATATGTGGGTGACTGGCGCGGACCGATGTATCTGGGTGGCCTACGCGGACCACGAATCGCTTTCTAACCTCCTTATCACGGTTGAGCGGGACGACTTTACCGAGCAACTCGGGGCGCACCTTGAGACGTTCTGCGACGAACTCGCCGAACTGAAAACGCGGGTTATTGACGATCCCGCATACGAGGAGGCAGCATGAATTTCGAATCAACCCAGGCGGGTAGCGCAGCAACAATAATAGACCGGAAGACCGCCCGGCAGCCTGGATTGATTTTGCCCCGGCAGGGTCCTCTAACCGCAAGGCGGGGTGGGGTTTCTTTGGGTTCCCTTTTCAGCCCTGCCGGGGACCATCTTTCAACCTGCCGGGGCAACCCCTGGAACGTGTGCGGGGATTTGTTGTGACCTCGTTAATTATGTATTCGGGCCGCGTCTCACACGTCATTCGTGGCGGCAGGTTGTCTAACGTCGTCCCGCCCGCTTGGGCGCATGTGCCGCTACAGCCCGCAAGGGTCATTGAAAGTTACAGCACGGACCCAGGAATGGGTCGCGGGTAGGGGCGACACCAAATTACTAACAAACCAATGGACCTCTGGACCGAACACGACCAGGGCTTGACGCCTGAACAACGCAAGCGGTTTCGCAAGCACGGGTGCGGGCACCGGCACGACTACCTTGAACAACCCGAGGAATACGAGCGCTACCAGCGCCGCACCGGGATCGAGTTTGGGCAACGTGCGCGGATCGGGTCGCAGCGAGTCATAAGCGTGAGGGCTACGGAGCTATGAGCGAGCGAACCAGCACAAGTAGCAAAACGACTTCCGAGTATGCGGAGGAATTCGACGATGCGTTTCTGCATTTCTTTGAACACGGCGGGAAGGGGTCGCTTTGCGGATTACCGGGATTCGGCGTTCAGAAAGTTTGGGAGGATTACAATCGGCTGTCGCCAGAATGGTTGCTCCGCCTCATGAGGAATGACTCTCTGGTAAACTCCGTGATGTATCGGTCTGCTATACTGGAGCTGTCCTTTGAAGACGCTCTGCTAAGGGTGATTGAGGCTCAGCAGAGGGATCGGGAATACCTGAAAAACCTGATTATGGAGAATGCGCGGCTGAGCACGAAAGTTACCCTCCCCCATGACCTATAAGCGCAAGCCATTGGGGATGACGTGGCCCAAAGGCACGGCACGGCACGCTCCATGACCCCCGCCCAAGCAGAGGCGCAAGTGCGCCGCCGCAACGCCGCCCGCCTGCAGGCCGGGGTCGAGGCCGAACGCCGCAAGCGCAAGGGGCAACGGCCGCTACGGGCCCAGCAGCAGCTTGTAGAGGAACTGGAACGGGAGGCGCGGGAGTTGGAGAAATGAAAGACAGCTACGGAGACTTTTTGTCAGGCAAAAGGCAGCTTGCCGGGGACTGCGGATTTGAGCCCGAGTTCCTCCCACCCGAGGCGTTCCCGTTTCAGCGCGATTTGATCGAGTTCGCTTGCCGGAAAGGCCGATCTGCCATCTTCGCGGATTGCGGTCTTGGTAAGACTCTAATTCAACTCGCTTGGGCTGAAAATGTGGTGGCTCATACCGGGGGCCGGGTCTTGATCCTGACCCCGCTCGCCGTATCGCATCAAACCGTGGCCGAGGCTGAGAAGTTCAGGATTGCGGCATGTCGCAGCAACAAGGGGGAGAGGACTCCGGCGCAGATTACAGTCACAAATTACGAGCGGTTGCATCACTTCAACCCGGAGGACTTCGAGGGGGTAGTTTGTGATGAAAGCTCAATCCTGAAAAACTATGCTGGGGCGACCCGCTCCGCCATAACTGCATTTATGGCGGGGGTTAAATATCGGCTGCTATGCACGGCTACCGCGGCACCAAACGATTACATGGAATTAGGCACAAGCAGCGAGGCTCTCGGGTATCTGAAATATGCCGAGATGCTTGCAACCTATTTCAACCATGATGGCGGCGAGACCTCGAAATGGAGGATCAAGAGACATGCGGCGAAAGGTGATTTTTGGCGGTGGATGTGTTCCTGGGCGCGAGCGGTTAGGATGCCTAGCGACCTTGGATACGATAACGCTAAGTTTGCACTCCCCAAGCTCAGGACGAGGAATCATGTTGTGGAGAGTCATAAACCGAATGAGGGGATGCTATTCCAAATGCCCGCAGTTGGTCTTGCCGAACAACGGCAGGAGAGGCGCAAGACGATCAACGAAAGATGCGAGCTTGCGGCGGACCTGGCAACGCACGAAGGCCCGTCAATCGTTTGGTGCCATCTTAACGCGGAAGGGGACTTACTTGAGGCCCTGATTCCTGATTGCGTTCAGGTGTCGGGTAGCGATCACGACGATGCCAAGGAGGAGAAATTCCGGGCATTCGAGGAGGGCCAAGCGCGTGTGATAGTTACAAAGCCAAAAATTGCCGGATTTGGCCTTAACTGGCAGCATTGTTCACACCAGACGTTTTTCCCGTCCCATAGTTTCGAGCAAATGTATCAAGCGATTCGCCGCAGTTGGCGTTTTGGCCAGCGAGACCCCGTTACGATCGACATGGTTTCAAGCCAAGGGGAGGCGGACGTGCTTTCAAATTTACTTCGCAAGGCAGCTCTGGCCGATGCCCTTTTCGAGTCGATTGTTACCCATATGCGGGACGCGCTCGCTCCCAAGAAAGAATTCCCTGAACAAGAAACCGTCCTACCCCAATGGCTATAAACCAACTGACCACAGATCAATTCGCGGTCTACCAAGGAGATTCGTGCCAGGTTATGAAATCACTGCCGGATTCGTGCGTGGATATGAGCGTGTTTTCCCCGCCCTTTGCGGACCTCTATTGCTATTCGGACAGCCCGGAGGATCTCGGTAACTGCGGTAGTTACGCGGAGTTTTTTACCCACTTTGGTTTTATCATCCGAGAACTGGTAAGAGTTCTCGTTCCTGGTAGGAATTGTGTGGTGCATTGTATGGACCTTCCCGCCATGAAAGAGCGTGACGGTTATATCGGGGTCAAGGACTTCAGCGGAGATCTCATTAAGGCGTTCAGCAAGGAAGGGTTCGTCTACCATTCCCGAACGACGATATGGAAGGATCCGCTCATCGAGGCAACCCGCACCAAGTCTATCGGGCTCATGCACAAGCAACTTGTGAAAGACAGCATCCGGTCCCGGGCTGGACTTCCCGACTATCTTTTAGCATTTCGGGCTCCGGGAGAAAATGAAAGGCCCATCACCCATCCCGAAGGGCTTCAGGAATATCATGGCAAGGCAGATCCGGGAGGGGAGGGAATCAAGCGGTCCCATAACATCTGGCGGGCTTATGCGTCTCCTGTTTGGATGGACATTCGACAAACTAAAACCCTCAACGCCCGAGAGGCGCGGGGCCAGGACGACGAGAAGCACCTTTGTCCTCTCCAGCTAGATACGATCGCGCGCGCAATTACCCTTTGGTCCAACCCTGGCGAGACTGTCCTGACTCCATTCATGGGGGTCGGCAGCGAGGTTTACGGGGCGGTAATCAACGGGCGGAAAGGGATCGGTATCGAGCTAAAAGAAAGCTACTACCGGCAAGCGGTTGCGAATCTCAAGGCGGCGGTCGAGTCCGGCGTGGAGGCAACTCTGATATGACCCAGCTAGAACTAGACATCACCCGCCGAAAGCACGGCGGGAACCCGGAGAGCGCCCAGGCGCACGCCAGACGCGCCGGCAAGTGGCCGCAGCAGCGCGCCCGCGTCCTGGCCGCGATCCGGCTGGCGGGACCCCAGGGGCTAACCTGCGACGAACTGGCGGACAAGTGGGGCGTGGGCATGAACTGCCTCTCGGGGCGGTTCAGCGAGTTGCGCAAAGCCGGAGCGATCCGCAAGGCCGGCACCCGCCCGACCCGCAGCGGCAACCAGGCGGGGGTGTTTGTGGTGGAATGAACTTCTACAATGACAACGATCCAAAAGCCTGCGCCTGGTTGCAGCAACTAATTGCGGACGATCTGCTGCCGCCTGGCAAGGTGGATGGCCGCTCAATTCTGGAAATAGACCCCGATGAACTCAGATCCTACCGACAATGCCACTTCTTCGCCGGAATCGGCGGCTGGCCCCTCGCCCTCAACCTCGCCGGATGGTCCGCAGACCGCCCCGTCTGGACCGGATCCTGTCCCTGTCAGCCGCTTTCGGTCGCAGGAGCAGGAAAAGGCCCTGCCGACGAACGACACCTGTGGCCCGCTTTTCAATCTTT